CTTACATTGACCTTGATGATAATACCAAGGTTCTGTATGGCATTTGTTCCTGTTGGCTTAGTAGTCACCCATCCACCAGAAGCCCCAAGATATACGGTCTGACCTTCTGTATAGATAGAAGCGTCAGGGACGTCTACGTTGTTGATAAACCCAAGGGCGATACCCTGCCCCTCTCCCTCGTCAGCCAGATCCTGATCGAGCACGAAGTGTGCTGGGTAGTTCGTGGCGGCATCGGCAGCGATTACCTCAGCGAGATTGCCAACAGAGCCCGTGACGTGAACTGGAGTGCCCTTGTATAGGACACCTCCGCTTACATTCTTTACGTTCTCAGAGATAGTCTTTGGGTAGGCGAATGTAACGGTTCCTGCTCCATCAGTAGTAAGGACTTGACCATCATCTCCGTCAGTAGCTGGTAGCGTATATGCGCTCCACTTTGTGTCGTAGTCAGTGGCGCTATTCTTCTGAAGAAACTGGTTTTCAGAACCACCAGCAATTACGCCTTCACCAGCGGGACCTGTAGCGCCAGTCTCTCCCTGGATGCCTTGGATGCCCTGCTCTCCCTGTATACCTTGTTCCCCCTGAGGTCCAGTAGCACCCGTAGCACCCGTAGCGCCAGCTTCACCTGTGTCTCCTTTAGGACCTTTGCTGCTAACAGAGATCTCTGACGAAGCAGGCGATGTTACAGATACAGAGGATGTGGATGTAGTGAAGGAGGTTTTCGTACCTCCCGACACACTAACACTTACAGAGGTGCCGCTTGTTGTGGTGACTGATACTGACATTATACTTGCTCACGGATGTTTGTGTTCAAGTTGAAGGATCCTCTAAGGAACGTCGTGTAAGTATCGATCCCTGTTGTGCTTGGGATTCTGTATTGAATTTCGTAATTGTAAACGCCAGACTTAATTCTACTCATCACCTGTGAAGAGGCGTTAAAAGTAGCATTGCCGCTGTCGTCAATGACAGTGTCCTCGAATGTGTTCTCAGATCCGCTTACGTTCGGCGTAGACAAAACGATGCGCTGTGGAGTAGACCCTCTAGCAGGCGTAGCTTGCTTGACAATAAAAAAGAACTCATAATTCAAGGTGTCTAGCGTGATCGCAGTACCTGCAGAGTCCTTCAATGTAACTGTAAGTGAGAAGCTGTCACCGCGTCTGGCAGTGATGTTTAGAGCCTCGCTAACATCAAGATTTACGTTACTGGCCATTATTCAGCATTTGATTGAAGATTCCACTCATGATATCACCTGTTTCTTCCTTGGCAGGAACCTCTTGAAGCTCACCTCTCATTCCATCTCTTTGCGAGATGAGTTTGCTTTGTTCCACGGCTTGCTTCTTTACTCTTTCGTCTTTTCTATCGTCTTTCTCTTTTTCGACATCAAGCTTTGACTGCTTGTCGCTGTCTAGCTTTTGAATCATCGCGTTAGCTCTGATCATCTCAATCTCTCTGTTAAACTCGTGCTGCATTTGAGCCATCTTCATGTCTAGCTCTGCCTTGAGCTGAACCTTCTGAAGTTCTCCTTGAGCAAGAGCTTGAATTTCTTGCATCTTTGCTTCAGCCTTGGCGGCTTCTGCTTGCTGAGCAGCTTGCCCTTGAGCTTGAATCTCCTGCATTTTAGACTCTTGCAGCTTTTTCATACGCTTCTTTCTTCGAAGCACAAGAAGTCTTTCTGCCTGGTTGATGTCTTTCATATCTCGAATAGCCAAGGCGTCTTCAAGATCGATCTCCTTCTGAGCCAGGGATGCCTGGATATTCTGCTCTAGAAACGCCTTTTCAGTCTCCTCCATTTCCTTCACTACCTGAACACCGAAGTTGTACATCGGAAGGTCTCCAAAGGAAGACAGAACCCTCATGTTTTCTTTTCCAATCGCATTCTCATAGGTTGAGAAGATGACTGACTCTGAAGGTAGGATTTGAAGGCATTTCACGACATCTTCGCATACCTTTTTGTAAAGGATCATCGCGGCGTTTGTGATGTCGTAAATGGCGTTGTTTCCAGCGTTGATTGCTTGCTCCTGAACCCCCACCAAGGCATCCCCTTTTGGTGATGACGCATCCATGGCTTCATTGATACCAGTTGTATCTCTGATCATGGTTAGGTAGTGATTGTAGAGTCGAATTAGCTCATTGATATTCCTGATGCTATTGCCAATCTCTCTGACAGGAGGGTTTTGGAATCCTCCCTCTGGATTCTTGCTTCTGTAGTAGAAGACACCAGTCTGCTCGTAGATATCATGAAGGTCGAGAGGCTGAAGCTCTCCGCCTTTTCCTAGCTGTACGTTCTCCAGACCTTCAATGTCGATGATTAGTCCGTCTGGCTTTGCTTTAGCTACGGCTTGCTGAATCTTCAAGTGCGTGAGCTGAAGCATGTCTGCAAACCCGATGCAGCTGTCAACCATAGACTTAGGCATCATGTCTTGCAAGTTGGTTGCAATGACAGAGTACGAGGTTCTAGCTTTGGTGAGGTCGTGGACGTTCTTTGGAACGTTCATAGCCCTTCCGTACCCAAACAGGTAGTCTTTGGTTCCAAGGACGTAAGAACCCTTGTAAACCGTCTTCATCTCCATCTTGTGAGGCTTTCTAGCGTACACAGAGTTTTCTTTCTCCTTGTAAGAGAAACCCTTGTAGTAGAAACCAGAACCACCGAATCGGTTCTCTTTCTCCTCAAAGTAGATTGTGTCTGTAGCGATAAACTCAAAGTCCAACACGTCTACCAGGTACTCATCATACCCGAAATGGGTTCTCCCTGTGATCGTGTTGTACGTAGACTTGCCGTATTCAGCTGAGTTGTTACCGTGCTTGTTTTGGTACTGCTTTGCGATCTTAGCGTACTGCTCTTCAGTAAGCTCGTCTCCCGCCAGTCTCTTCAGCTCGTTAATAGGGATTGTCTTGACATGACCGCCATAGATCAGGTCTTCAAAGTTTGGGTCTTCGGTTCTGCTGTGTACAAACTTCTTTGGATCGACGTAGTTGATGCTAATCCCGTAGTTTGGGTCGTTGTATCTCTGAACAACGGCAATCCCAAGAGTAGCGAGGTCGTTAACGCATCTTCTGAACGTGTTATCGTTGAAGTTGCTCCAGGACAGCGTCATGTTTGTCGCAATCTGTGCTGCGATCTCAGCGTCTGTCTTGATGTTCGTGTCCAGCAGGATCTCCGCCTCTTCAAGAGTCTCAGGAAGTGCCTCAGGGTCCTGATCAAGCACAACCCCAGTCTTTTGCTTCAGAGTAGCAAGCTTTTCTCTAGCTTGAACCTGCATCTTGACCTTGTTCTTTTCCTTGTTCTTCTGAGAAGAAGAAAGAGGGTCAATGGCCTCAAGATTTGGGTAGGGGTTCCTTGAAAGGATCTTGTTGACTACAATGCGAACAAACTTCGGCAAAATAGGTACAGGCGTGTAGTCGATGTTCATCAAGCTGCCGTCACCTGCGTTTGGATCCATGGTGTTGAGCAGACGCTTGTAGATGTTCGTGTCCTGGATGCCGTTGGCATACATCCTGCACCTGTCAAATACTCTTTGCCTCTCGCCGTGCAGAGAGTTGCTTTCTTGCATCTTCCCCCACTGCTTTTCGATGGCTTTTGCGTACTTGAGCCCGTACTCCTTCCCCTCCTTTACTTCGGTGGGTGCCAATGGGTCAGGGAATCCTCCCTTGATGTCCTTCTCTGCCTTATACATTTGCTGCAAATATAGCAATTAACCAATTACTCTGTATCGCCTTAGGAATTTCTTCGTGCCGAAGTCAGCTGTCTTCTTTGGCTTTGCCTTTTGAGCGGCCAGAAGAGCCATCCCAGAGCTTATGGTAAGGTCAAACTTTGTTCTTTTGTCAATCTTAAATCCAATCCAGTCTTCTAGCGTTTTGTTGAAGTACATCTTCCCCATCAGTCCCGAGTCATAATTTACCCCAACGTGGTCATGAATATACGTCTCAATGGCTTGAGCGTGAGCTTGGATCACATCCTGAGAGTTCGAAGGTATTCCCTTGGTCTTGCTTTTCATGCTAGAAGCAGAGCTAAGGTGCTCTGGTCTATCCATTAGGTAGCCATCGTAACCTCTTGATTCAAAGTATCTTGCGATACCGTACTTATTGTTTTCAATTAAGATAGGGTACCCGTAAAAGAAGGCGCACATCAACACGTCTTCGTAGAAGATCTTAGCTAGGTCTGGCCTCGATGCGTACTCCACCACAAACATGTTTGACGGGTGCTGCATATGGAACTTATTGAACATGTGCAAGGCGCCTTTCGACCCTCTTCCGTCAACAGTGGCGTCAAGGTCGTAGGAGTCAACGCCTCCACAACCCCAGTCGTGAGGCGCTACCTTTTTGCCCCTGTCATATTTCAACACATTCCTGTATTCTGCAGGAGGCATCCAGGCTACCTTGAACCTTCCATTAGGCGTTGGACTGAAGATGACTTCTTTGTCTTTCTCCTTCCAGACGAAGTTGCCTGTAACTACTGGATTGGGGAATAAGTCGTCGTTGTGCTCGATCTGCTCATAGATCTTTCCGATGTTGAACAGGCTCCCCTCAATGCTGTCTCTGAATGCCTCGTCTTCGGTAAAGGGGAACTGACGAACAACCTCATTCAGCTCTGACGGGTCGTCTTTGAGCGCTTTTCTTTCGTTTTTGAGGTACGTCTTCGCCCCAATAGTAACCAGCTCGCCATCAAGACCATCCACAGGGCTATCAGGATCTTCCACGATTGGATTTCCATACTTGTCAAAAAATCCTTCGAGTGACTCGTATGCAGGCATGAATAGGCGATATAGTCCAGTGCGTGTTCTACCATTTTCATTCCTCATCTTCGGATCGGAGTCCTTCCACAACTCCTTGTACTCTTGACCACCTTTGTCCATCGGGTTGACGGTGCTTCCTACCAGAGCTTTTCCGACGATTTTTCGCCCGACGATCAAACACGTCCGTTGAATCCTCCAGGCGTCTCTTATGTCTGTAGGTTTTTCCCATTTTCCTGCCTCATCAAGGTACATGATGTGAAGTTTCTCACCATCGTACGCGTTGTTTGTTGTGTTTTTCCAGTTGATAACAGTATTCAAAGCCTCACCCTTCTGTGAAGTCTTGTTCTTCTTTGTGATTCGCTTTGATGGCTCTCTGAACGCAAGCTCCATACGAGGGTTGGTAGTACCATCCTGGATAGGCTTGAAGAAGAAAGGGTAGCTTCTGAACATGAACACCACCTTCTTCATGAAGATGTTCTCTTGAGCGTCTTTACCAGTCTTTGATTGTATCCCTAGAAGTTTGTCTTTGACCTGCGTAGCCTCGTCAACAAGTACAGAGGAACAGATATTAGTATAGCCAGAACGGCGACACTTAGTATAAAGCTGACCGATACAACGGGGATCAGCTTCGCACGCAGCCATGTGGATAAAGATTTCACGTTGGAACGCAAGATAGTCAGGATTCCCTACATCCATCCTGCTCCACTGTAGCATCATGTAGTGCCTGCCCGTAATATATGTAGCGACACCATTGTTGAAAAACCAAAAGCCTTCACGCCTACGGCGAAACTCCTCTTCGATATACGGAGAAAACTTTTGTCTAAACTCCCTTGGCATCTCCCCCCACTCATCCATAGACTTAATCCTAGACAACTCCTCTGGCATAGGAATCCTCTGCCACATCTGCATGTCGTCTGGACGTCCATATCCGTGAATTTCCTCTTTGGGAGGCTGAGAGGGAAGTGCAATGAATAGCCCACCGAGTTCAAGAATCTCACCTTGCGTACCCTTGGGGCAAATTGAGACAACAAGCTCATCATAGCCCTCTATGTTCAGCAGAGTAGACATCAGAACACCTGACCATACCGATTGCTTCTAAAGCTAGGGGCTCCAGATTTTGGGTTTGAAAGCTCCATATACTCACCGCACTTGTCGCAAGTGATCTCGTGACGAGCCTTATCGTTTACGAACTTGATCTTTACTCCTGAGGCTTCTTTTTCCTCACCGCATTCGCATTTGTACTTAGCCATGTCAATTCAATTTGGTACGCCT